TTTTAATCACCTCTTTCTTTTTCTATCATAATAAAAAATAGTTGAATGTTCAACTAATTTTAAATAAAAAAGAAAAAAGAGTTAAATTAATAACTCTTTTTCCTAAGTTGCAATTTACCTAAATAATAGAAAGGAGGGTACCATGTCCTACTCATGACACCGATATTATAACATAACTATACGTTATAAACAACCTTAATACCACATGTTACACTAGAATTTTTGTCTTTAATTGTTACTGTGGTTAATCCTTCAGCAGTAATCTCCTCTAACCCTTTAATTGTAACGTGTCTTAAATCATCCGTCAATGTTGCACTAACCATTGTTGTCGCTGATGTAGCAGTTAAACTAATTGGCGCGTTTAATCCGCTAGTCTGTACGGTAAATGGTACTGTTACACTTCCACCTTTTTTAACCTGTACTACTTGAGGGTTAGCATAAATTGCCGTTACTTTTTCCGTAACTTCACCAGATACGAATGCAATAGCGTTTGCAAATCTACTTGTTGCGATACCTTCCCAGTGATGTAAAAAGTAGTTCCAATATAAACCTTTAGCATTATAGGCAACACCTACGCTATATTTTTGATCGAATACACGATAAATTTCACTATCAACAACTAACGCTTCAATTGTTCCTTGATTTGTTGTAGGCAAAGTTGGAAGCACTAAAACGTGCGCTTTAAACTCAGCGAACTCTAATTGGAATGTTTGAGCCAGCCAATCAATGTTTAAATAACTGTTCGATTTTCCGTTCAAAATTACATAAATATCTTCGTAGTCATTTTGTTTAGTGACCGCCATTGCGTTATATTCATTTGTTGGTTCTGTCAAATATGACGCGTATTCTGTAATTTTACGCGCTAACTCTTTAGCCGTTTCTGTATCCGTCACCGCACTTGTTTTAACGATTTTCATTAATCCATTTTCATAGTGTGTAACTAAAGCAGATTTCATATAGTTATAATCATCTTTGTTATCTCCATTATACATAGAATCAACAATACGTGCGATTAAACTATTTACTCCGTCCCAGCTCACAAAGTATTTTCTTAAATCATCATCCGTGATAGTAGCCGGATAAAAACTTTTTCTGTTTACAATGTAGAAGGCTGTTTTAATGTCCGGAAGTTCACGCTTAAATAAAGTGTTTTCCGCGTCGGCTTGATCATAAGCATGCTCTTTTGCACACTCAACAAAATATTCCTCCATTGTATAGCCTAAGCTCATGTTTTCCATTTTAAATGGAGCTAGTTTATTCCTTAAAATATTTCTATGAGCGATAACTCTACCAATTCGAGTAGCTAGCGTCATAAACTCAACACCTAAAGTGTCCGGATACTCTAGTAAACCGTTCATAAACTCTAAAGAATTTGTTTCGTTTGGGTCGCCAATTGTACTTCTAAAATTACTTGAACTTAAATTATACATTGCACTGGCAACTTCTTGACCCGTTGGTTCATTCTCTAAACCTAAATCATTTTGAATTGTTTTTGCGACATCTTTTCCTGTTGTTCTTGACATATTAATCACCTCATTTTTCTATACGCCTAGTCTGCGTAAATCTAAACCTTTGTGTTGTGGTTTCTTATCCTCTGGTTTTTCAATCCCAATTTGCATAAATAGTTTTGAATTTGCTTCCGTTAACATGTTATTTTTATTAACTAAACTTTCATTTAATGTTTTTAAATTATCCAAATCTGTAAAAGTCTTTTCAACTTCCGAACGCATATCATTTAACATAGTCGAGCGTTCGGCTTGATCTTCAACTGTTAACACTTCCGTAAATTTGTTTCTCAATTCATCACGTTCCATATTTTACACATCCCTTCTATTTATAAATATATTATATTAATACTGTAAAGTCAATATAAAATAAAACCCTCTTTTATGAGGGTTTCATAAATATAGGTTGTAAAGTTTAAAGTGTTACCAGCTAGGTTACTATGCCTAATTATGTTATCAGCACGTTTCACCGCGAGTAATTCTGATATACATGTCTGATTTCCGATCTTTATTCCTTACATATTAATAATACCATGTTATTTTATTTTTTCAAATCTTCTTTAATTTTATCTTTAACGTATCGGCTAAATTTTTTGTTTTCTAATAAATTTTCAATATAGTCAACAACTTCAACATCATTTTTATTTACACAAACACAATATTTATTAACATGATCTCGATACCATTTATTTCTGTTTTCTTTCGATTTTTCACTCATCATCATCACCTCCATTTTCTTTACACCATACAAGCGGTTTACCTAGTATATACGTATGTACAAATTCATTTGTTTCATGATTAACAATACTCCAGCCATCCTTTAGATATTCATTTAATGCGTCAATATCTTTTCTATACGCGCTATAATCATAGTCTTTTATACTTCTCACAATCACAACTTTATTCTTCAGTGGAGGACTTCCAAACATGATCTCATTAAATTCTTTTAATGTTTTATCGCACTCTTCAAAAATTCCGCCATTTTCATAAGTTAGCATCTGATATTGTAGTTTATCAACATCTTTTCGTAAGATTTTATTTTCATTTCGTAAATGAGTATAACTATAATCCATAATCAAAGCAACGAAAACAACAACAACTATATTTAACAATAAATTCATAAACATCACTCCTTTATAATCCAAACAAATATCAATATCATTCCTATGACATATACCAAAAATAGAAATGTTACACTTAAACAGCAAAACGCCATAAATAAATAATACAACATATTCATTAAAACACTTATCACTTTATCGCCTTCCTATCTACTTTTAATACTGAATTGTCTATCGACTAATACAATGCCACCTGGTACATGCGTCTTTTTTAAACAATCATTAATAACATTCCCAACTCTAAAATTATCATATGTTACATTCTGTTTAGCCTTTTGTGTCATACCAGCGCATTTTACGTTCAAATAATAACAAACTCCATCGCGAATATAATACAACTTATCTTTACAATCATTTTCACTAATAAATTCTTGCTGGTGCTCAACATATTCCTTATAACTGATTTCAATTTCTTCAACGTAACTTTTAGCGCCAATGAAATAAGAACGATTAAACACAGATTCTAAACCCCAATATCCTAATTCTTTATCGTCAATAATATCTTTTATTGCGTCCGGAACTTGTGTACCAACTAGATGTATTGAATCCGTGTCAATATATGCGACTCTATGTATACCTACTTTTTGAGCGGTACTAATTGTATATTTACGCGCATATGCGGTAACAAATTCTCCATAAGGTAAATAAATAGGGTCTCTAAATTGTTCATCAATAACCTCTTTAACCTCACCATCTTCATAAGTAGTATACATAGGGTCATGGAGTCTTAACACGCCGTCATTCTTATCAATAAAAGGAATTTTAGGAGTGACATTTGGGTTCGTTGCGAATTTTCCATACACCGAATTTAATTGTCTTTTTGCAATAAATCTTTGTGCACCTTTAGAATTCTTTTTAATTTCCATTTGCTCATCAATAAATTGCCTAGCCATACCTACACACCCCCTAAATTTATATCCATTGATAAACTCCACATCATAAATATCATATTGTTCATTAAATAACTCCCAATCAACATTTGTGACAGTCATTCTCACGATGTCACCATTTGAACTAGTTACATATTTTTTACTACCAAAAAATCGACTAAACTTATCTAAGCTAATACATGGTATATGATCTTTTTTAATGTCAAAAGCGAAACTAACAACGCCTACCCATAGCGGATATTCATTATCTTGTTGATACTCACCCTCAAAGTAAATAGGTGTATCATACGGTAATAATTCATAATACATACGACTGGGAAACAAAGAGTTTACATCAAATACGATTCCTTGCCCTATTTCTTTCTCTTTTAGTTCTGGGTTTGCCCACACGAAACCACCACTGTAAGCCGGTCTTAAATCCGTATCCACACTCATTTCTAAAGGTGGAAATATCTTTTCAAACGACATAGGCAACGTTTTCTTAAATGCGTCAAAGCTACAGCTAGTAGCTGTCATTTTGTTAAATCCTAATTTAAAGCATTCGTTTAGTGCCATACCTTCAATATCAATGTCATTAAATAGATAATCAACTTCATGTGGTGTTAGCTCGTGTCCTACCTCACGTTTAGCCTTATAATCTAGTTTTAATTTTCGTATTGGTAAATTAAAATCATGTGCGATCTTCTCAATACTAAATGGAATTAATTTAAACGAATCCCATACAGTCGTTTTTACGGATCTATAAATTGAATATTTCCACCATATTTCTATGGAATACCATAAACCTGTATTTGATATAATTGTTTTAAAACATCCGGTTTTAGGCTTATCCGAATATTCATAACCATTACTTAAAAGCCAGCTTACAATAAACTCACCATCAAAAGCTAAATTATGAAAATATAATTTACGTGTTTTCTGTTTACACCATTCAATGAAACCGTCAATACTATTCCCATATTCTTTAACGCTTGAATCACTAACAAAACTTGCGCCCCATGCCCAAACTCTACAGTCTAAAGGGTCGGTTGTAGTCTCAAAATCGCAAGCCCATATTTCTTTAGGCTCTTTTTTCTTTGACATACTACAACCCCCTTTACATTATTCTTTGTATGTAACAATTCCATCTTTGGCATAAGCACGTCCGGTAAATACAGCTAAACTATCTTTTACATCTGACATATCCGTTCTAATATTTTTGCTTAATTGTTCATTAATAAACATTTGGTTTTTAGTGTATTCACGTGACATATCAATATAATTAAAAACTGAAACCGCCTTACGTTCTTGATAAAACCATTGTAATAATTGTGTATCCGATAATGATTTTATATCTTTAATTAATTGTTTACCTTCCTTTTTTGTGATATTACCGCCTCTTATTTGTTCCTCAATCGCTGTTTTATAATTACTTCTAAGGTTTTTAATTTTCTGATTTTCCTTCTTTGTATTCTTTTTTAAATTTTCAATTCGTTTGTCCAATTGTTTAGGATATCTATAAGATTGAATGTTAACATGGTGAACGGGCTCAAAAAAACCACCACGATCATCGCGCAAAATTGACCTAGCATTTTTAACACTTATAGGTGTTACAATTCCACCTTTTGTTTCATTCAATTTACTTAATCCGACAGCCTTTGAAAGTTGCTTACGTTGCTTATTTTGCTTATCAATTAATTTATTAGCTTTTTCAATTTTATTTCGATTAAAAACAACACCATATTTATTTTCGATAAACCTATTTTCTTTGTTGAATTTTTCAATGGAACGCAAATACTTGTTAAACTCTTTACGATCGTTAAAATCTTTAATGGTCCGAATGTCTGTGAACACAACATCCTGTCCTAAATTTTGCGCTTTTGTAGCAGTTCGTTTAGCGCTTGCTATAGCATTTCTTAACCGCTTAACATCCTTAAACGATTTTCGCATTTTAGCCATTTTAAACACCCCCTTTTAAGTCAAAAAATAAAAGGGTGTTTGGCTAACACCCTTAATTTATTAGGCTATTTAACAGCCATGCTTAAATATTTGTTTGAACTTGAATTCGATTTTTTCTGAATGATTGTGACACATACCGGTTCTTTCGTCCAATCGTAGTTAAATACTTGTTTTAACTGTTTCAATGATTGTAAGAAAGGTTTACTATTTGTAGCATAT